ATGGGAACTCATAGAAGCCACCGTAAAAGAACCGCTGATCGTCGGGCGGCGGAGGGGTCGGGTTGGGGGTGAAGTAATCGTTATACCCAACGGCGCTGAAAGTCTGTCCGCGGAATAGACGGCCCTCAGCGTCGACGGCTTCGATGCCATTTACCCCGTTGTTATAATAGTCGAGGTGATGCGAGACGTTACCCCAGGAGAAAGCCCCGGTGCTGTGAGGTGCGGCGATGACGGTCGTGCGGGCTTGACCCCATGTCCACAGCGTACCCGAGAAGGCCTGCGTCCCGCCGACGGTGATATAATCACGGGTGACGGGCGGCAGGGGCATTAGACGGCGGCGAAGAAGTATTTCGCGGTAGACGTGCCGACCTTGATGCGGTCAGACCATTGGGAACCGCACGTCAGCTGAGTGATGGTAATCGGCTTAGGCGGGGTGGCCGCCGGGTCTTGATAAGCCACGGCCAACAGGAAGAAGGCAGAGACATCCGTGGCCGCCTGCTCGACGCTATTTGAGATGATGCGCGGATAAAGGATGTCGGTCTGCGTTGTGACCGGGTAGATGGTCGGCGGGGTCGAGTAGTCAGCCGAGACCTTTAGGTAAATATATGAGTACCCTGTAGTTGGGTCGAAGTTGAAAGTCGTCGTGGGGGTCGGGACGTAGTCGAGGCGCTTAGTCGCGAGAGCCACGATGCCGATCTGCGGGATGACCGAGTTGACCATGCCAGGGGTGCAGCTGAACTTGTAGTCCGTTCCGACCGACTCGTCCACGATGGTGAATGGGCAGGGGGTCTCCTCCTCGGCGACGTAAACCCAAGGCGACCAGGGCTTCTCGATGTTGAGGTTTGTGCCTAGGCTTGAAGCCGTAAAGGTATAGCCTGACCCGGGTTGAACGCTCATGGCTTAGATGTTGATGTAAACGTCTGGCGGCCAGCCTTCCTTCGAGTAGCGGATTTCGTACATGACTTTGAAGAGCGAGCCATATTCCTCGACGTTGATTTGAGAAAGGAGATTTTGATTGCCGTGCACTCCAGTGCCAGTCGGCCCCCATGCAGGGATCAAGGGGAAGGAACCGCCCCACGAGTTGGTGGCCGTAGCGGTACCGAGAAGCAGGTAAAGGGCCTGCACAAAAGTAGCGTCGTTATAATAGCAGATGCCCGAATAAGTCGTCGTGCGGGCGAGGTACTGCGTCTTGCCGTAGATGTCAGGATAATCTGGGTCGACGAAACCGATGAAGCGACCGCCCTCAAAGGTTTCAAAGCAGGCGCCGTTGTAACCTTCGCAGGATGGCACGATCACCGGCTTGCCGGTTACCACGTTGATTCGCGAGACGGGAGGCCCGAGGGTCGAGTCGTTATAAGCGCCGCCAAAGTCGGCAGGCAGGCCAGCAAGGGGCATGCCACCGTAGCCTGTTGCCGCGGTAAAGAAGTTCGGGTGGGTCGTGATGTTCTCAGCGGTCAGGCCGTTAGCCGCGGAGGTGTTCGGGTTGGTGCGGGTGCCACCGTTGACCGAAGGGTCAATGCCGACGTAATCCACCTTGACGGTCTGGTACTGGAGATTGTCTAGGGAGACGCTGGCCTTGTGTGCCTTGAGGTAGGTGTAGCCGGCCTGACCGAATGCCGTACCGCGGGCGATAAGGGCGGCAGGGCTGACGGCCCAGTCGAGCTTGTAAGTGGCCGAGGCCGTGACGAGACCGAAGCCGTCCGTGATGTAGGTCCAGCCTGGCTGGATCTTGTCGGTCGTGAGATTGTTTCCTGTGGCGACGATGGTCATGGTGAATTAGGAGAGGCCAGATTTCATAAGGGTGAGCGGGACTGCTTCCGTGAAAGGTGCGGGGACGGTGCCGTTGCGGTTGTTGATGCTTTGCTCTTCAAGAATCATGCGGATCTGGTCGAGCAGCTCATTCTGTCGGGTCATCTTTTCCATCACCGGGTTAGCGCCGACGCCGACGACCGTGCCGAATCCTTCTGGGCCCTTGAATGAGCCGGCCTTGAGTTTTTCGTTTTCTGGAACCTCAAAGTTTTTCGCTTCTGCTGAATTAAGGAACCACTCTAAAGCCTTTTGCTGGTACTCGGGGATGTTGGCCAGATTCTTAAAAAAGGCATTCATGCCTTGCGGGTCTACGTTATACTTTTGGGCTAACTCAATACCAAGTTTACCGCCTTCGGGAGTGTCAGCGAACTTTTGGGTGATTTCGACTTTGCCTTTTTTAACGGCTTCCATTTCTGCTTCCCGTTCTTTTCTTGCCTTCAGGTAGGCAGCAAAACGCTTTTCCTCTGAGGTGGCAAAAAGAGTGTCCCCCTTTGCAATAATATCAAAACCTTCTTGGGCTTCCCTTTTAGCGGTTTCAATAGCGCTAGAGATTGCTGAAATTGCTGATTGGATAAGGACCATTGGGGCAGTGAAACCGAGGAAGATGTCCTTGAATGAATTGCTAAACTTGGTGCCGATATCTCCGAGTTGCTTGTCAAAACCTTTGGCCGCGGCACCGGCCTTGCCCATAGCCTGGGGGACGTCCGAGGTCGTCTTGATGTTTACGGTGAGGTCTTGAGCCATGGTCGGTATCCTTTAACCTGCTGGATTGGCAACGGCTTCGTCGGCCACGCGCTTGAGTTCGGACTCGATGTAGGCCTCTTCCTCGGGCGACATGATCGCCACATCGACGCCCTTACGCATGGCGAAGGCTGTGTTCAGCCAGATGGCCTGACACTCCGGCATCTCCCACGCCCTCTTCTCCTCGATGCCGTTGGCGATAAGGTTGCCCACAATCATGAGCGGCCACGGGGCTTTAGCGCTTCCGCCCGTCTTCTTATTGCTTTGGTCCCAGAACTTCGGCCAGTGGTCGACGAGGATGTAGCCGGCAAAGGCATTAAGCATGAGCTCAAACTTGGCGGGGTTGTCGTTCATCCGACCGATCCGCAGCTTGTCCATCCAGCTGAGTCCGCCCAGGGGTTCCTCGGCGCATACCTGGCAGGCGAAGATAAGGTCGGCGGGGGTGACGCCGCGGGAGCCCGTAATCAGCGGGGAGTCAAAGGCCAACAGCCGCACCCGGTACTTGAGGCACCATGGGTAAAGCGTACGCCCAAGGAACTTGAATGGCCCCGGGTCGATTTGACTATCTAGGAAGCGGCGGTCCACCCCTTCAGATTACCCTTTCAACAGGGGAGTCAATCAATAGGTAATCTCTTCAAAGGACTCGGCAGTCAGAGAGACCGTCACGAAACCTTTGGAGCTGCCGCGGTCGTCGACTTTTGTAATGACTCCCGAGAAGCTGACCGAAGCGACACCAGCCGGATAAGCCGAGGCAGTCTTGACCGTAAAGGAAAGAGTAGATCCGAGGGCCGGGACGTTGGTCGCGTTTGCCACGCCCTCGACAGTAATCTCGGAGCGGCGGTCGTCATAGCGAGCCGTAATGGTGCGGCCAGTCTCATCGACCACCATGCCGGTGTTGTTGAAGCCAGAGGAGATTGTGTAGGACTGCACGAAAAGCGAGGCCTGTTGGCCTGCCCCAATTCCGTAGAGGCAAACAGTTCCGGTATTTACAGCGGCGCACATCTTAAACCTGCTCTAATTGGCAACCCTTACACGGGAGGCAGAACGGTGAGGACGTCATAGGCAAAAGAAGTCGCCCAGGAGCGTTCGTCGATGCCTTCGTCTTCCGACCTTGGGGTCACGTCATAGCAGGTCGCGTCGCCGGTAGCGGCAAAGGCCGCCTGAATGGAGGCCACGTCGTTCATGTTGCCAGACAGGGCGGCACAACGGGCACGGTGATCGGCAAGCGTAGTGTCGTCGGCGTTCGAGAACAGGGTGATGCGGACCGAGCAGCTGAAGTTGCCGAGGCCTTCGGGCAGGTCGCCGGGAGGGCTGGCGGAGTCGCAGAGGACCACGGCCTTGGGCAAGGTCTGGGTGACGTTGCTGTCGCCGGTCAGAAACTGAACGGTGGTCAGCCCGGTCTGGGTTGAGAGATAGGTTGCGAGAGTGGCCTCGACAACGTGGCGGATAGAACGTGTGCCCATGGGTTATTTATTGTTAAATTTGTTTACTGGCTTGCGCATGCGATAGCGAATCTGTGCGGGCATCTGCTTGACGCGGTTGCCGTAGACTAGGGGCAGGACGCCCGCTTCGTCAGAGATGCCGTTGATGTTGCCGATAGGGTTGGTCACGGAGACTTCAGCGATCTTATCGGTGAAGGCGGTCTGATTGTAGCCAGCCACTCCAGAATGCAAGGTCACCCAAGTGGCCTTTCTCAGTTCGGCCCCGGGCTCGCCCTGTTGGCCGTTGTTATCCTTCGGCCGCGGGAGACTAGCCATTGCCTTGGCCCAGCCCGACTTGACCATGCCGACCATCTTCTGGCGCTTGAGGATGTAGTCGTTCAGCTCGTTCTTATCTTCGACCAGGAGCTTGGCCGAGACGGCCTTCTGGCCCCGCTTGATGCGACCGCCGAAGCGGGACTTAACCTGGTCGTGAATGGTGCGGAGGTTCGTGACGTACCCCTGAGTCCCGTACTCATTCTTGATGGGGGTCGCGCGGTTAAGGAAGTTCTTGGCCTTGGCAAACGCCCGGGCCTTGTCGGAGTCCTGCACAATCTTCGAGAGGATGTTCTTGCTGCTGATTTGGCTAAGGGCTTTACCCCCGTTGGTCAGGCGCGTGAAGGCGCCCATGTCATTTGACTTAACGGCAAAGGCAATCTGGTTGATAATCAAACCGACCGCAGACCTGTTGGTCGAGTCGTTGGCGGCCACGAAGATTTTAGAGATGTCCCCGGCTACGGCTTGGAGGCCTGCCGTTCTGGCGGCTTTGCTCAGGCCGTCACCTCCGCCGAGGGGGAGGGGGGGTGTAAACTTGGCCGCGTCCTGACAGGCGAACATGGCCTGCTCGAGCACGGCGTCGCGCATGGTGATCTTCATGCCCGCGGCGAACTGGCGGCAGGCGTCGACGAACTGCTGCAGGGACTTCGGCTCGATGGAGACCTTGGCCGGCATTACTGGTTGTCGTCGATGACGAGCAGGGTCACCCAGGCTGACGCGGGCTTGTAAGTTTGGGTGGTAATGCGGACGGTCTTGCCGCCGACGACAATCTTCTTCCCCTGGCCTAGGCTGGCGATGGGGACACCTCCGCTGATGATGGCCGTGGACGCCCCCGTAGAGCCGTCTGGGAGGCTCCAGGAGGCCGTTACAGCGGGGAGCCTGACAGAGTACTGGGTCCGCTCCATGTAGCCCCCAGATTCGAGGACGGTCTGGACGGCAGGGTCGGAGATGAGGCACTTGAATGTAATCGCCCCAGAGTTAGCCGAACCGGCAACGCCGAAGTCCGCGATCATCTCTTTCGCATCGGGGAGGAATTCAGCAAAGAGGCTCATTCTAAACCTGCGACCATTGGCAAACAGGCACAAAAAAAGGGCCCCTTGCGGAGCCCCTTGATTTGAACGTCAGACCGCTTAGGCAGCGGTGACGTAGCGGACGGCGCTGGTGCCGCGGCCCTTGTTCGCACCGATGAGGATCTGAGCGATGCAACGGATGTTGCCCGTTTCAGCCTGACCGACGAGGACCTGAATCGACAGGCCGGACTCGGCAGTTGCGACGCTGGAGGTGAAGCCGGCGATTTCAGCCATCGGCACGCCCGTTGCGACGAGGAGCGAATCAGGGCCCATAGCCACGCCCGCGAGATTCTCGACGTTCGGGATCTGGTTCCACTGGTAGATGTCCATGCCGGCGACCTGACCGACGTTGCCGGTGGTGACGACGGTGTTGGCGCTCGGGTTGAGGGAGCTGACGAGGGAGGCGCTGTTGCGAAGAGCCTTGAGGTAACCGTTGCCGACGAGGAAGGAGCGGGGCTGGCCAGCCTTGGCGGAGTCGAGCAGGAACTGGGCGTTCACCACGTCGTCATAACCGAAGTCATTGACGGTCACGATTTCTTCGGTGGCGAAGTTGGCGGTCGTGAAGACGGCGCCGATTTCTTCCCAGCACTTGTCGACGATGGCCTGAGCGGCAGTCTTCGCGTAAGCGTTGATGAGGTACTGCATGCCGAACTCCT